GCTGCAAAGGAAGCACTTAAAAGTTTACTCCCAATTGGTAGTATGCAGGTTCTAGTGATTGACGAGTATGATGCAAAGGGTAAATTTGGACGTATTCTTGGAGACTTTGTAATTGGCGATAAGATGGCAACCGATATCCTAATCGAACAAGGTCATTGTGTCGCATACTTCGGTGGTAGCAAAGAAGAGATTCAATTGAAGCATGAAGCAAACAGACAAAAACTTTTGCGTGAAGGTGTAGTGACAAGTGACCAAGTAAATCAAGCAATTAGAGAAATGGAGTAACAGAATGACCGAAGAAGTAAAAGTGGGGAATGATAACGCAGGTGCTAGTGCATCCGCAGGTACAGAACAAACCAAAGATAGTGTAAGTGCAGGCGCAGGTGTTGAAGCACATGCTGGTGTAGACACATCTACAAGCAATGTAGTTGGCGAACAAGAAGCACATGTTGGTGCAGACACACATGCAGACGCAGGTGCATCCGCTGGAGTATCTGGTGGTAATGCTTCGGCATCCGCAAGCGTTGAAGCAGGTGCAAGTGTAGAAGCAGGCGTATCAAACACTTCAAAAGTTGGTGGAGTAACTTCTACTACAGAAGCACACGCAGGGGCAGAAACCCATGCATATGTTGGCGCAGAAGCAACAGTCGGTAAAGACGGTGCAGAAGCACATGCAGGTGCAATCGCTGGTGCTAGTGTTGGTGCAGGTGCATCTACTGGTGCTTATGATGATTCAGGCAATGGCGCACAAGCAGGAGCAGGTGTTAGCGTTGGCGCACAAGTCGGTGCAGAAGTTGGTGGTGGTGCTACTATGGATGATGGTGTTGCTACAGTTGGTATTGACGGTAAACTAGCACTTGGTGTTGGTGTAGACGTTGATGCAAGCGTAAGCGTAGATACAAAACCAGCACAAGAGTTTGTTGTTGATACAGGAAACACTGTTGCAAAAACAGTTACCAAAGACGCAAACACAGTAGCAAAAGAAACTACTAAAGTAGTTGACAAAGGTGTTGATGTTGCCAAAGACACAGGTAAAGCAGTAAACGATGGTGCTAAGAAAGCAGGCGATGCTATTTCAAAACCATTTAAAAAAATCAAGAAACCTTGGTAAAAAGTCCTTGACATTTGATACGTTATAGGGTATAATGTTAATATTATTCAAACTGATTGGAGTGGATAGAATATGAGTGATTTTTTGAAGAGTCTTGGCAAGACTATAGGTAACGAATTCGCAGGATGCGTGGAAGATGGAATTGTAGCGGGAGATGTAGATGGATATATTGATACTGGTTCTTATGTGCTTAATGCTCTTGTTTCAGGAAGTCTCTTTGGTGGGATTCCAAACAACAAGATTACTGCTTTCGCAGGTGAAAGTGCTACTGGCAAGACCTTTTTCGTTCTTGGTGCGGTAAAGAAATTCTTAGCAGATAATCCAGATGGTGGTGTGATTTATTTTGAATCAGAATCCGCACTTACTAAGCAAATGGTTAAGGAACGTGGCATTGACGCAAAACGTATGCATATCGTACCTGTTGCAACCATTGAAGAGTTTGGTACTCAGTGTGCTAAACTTCTAGACAAGTACATGGAGCAACACGAAAGTGACCGTCAACCAATTCTGTTGGTTCTTGACTCACTTGGTATGCTTTCTACTACCAAAGAAATGACAGATACCTCAGAGGGTAATGACAAGCGGGACATGACTCGTGCGCCAAAGATTCGTGGTATCTTCCGTACACTCACACTCAAACTTGGTCGTGCAAAAGTACCAATGCTCATTACTAACCACACCTATGAGGTGATTGGTTCATACATTCCTACAAAGGAAATGAGTGGTGGTAGTGGACTAAAATACGCTGCTTCAAACATTCTATTCCTATCTAAGAAGAAGGAAAAGGACGGTACAGAAGTTGTTGGTAACATCATTAAAGTTGCAAACCACAAGTCACGACTCACCAAAGAAAACAAACTTGTCGAAGTGCTAGTCACTTACGATAAAGGTTTGTCACGTTACTACGGTCTATTGGAACTTGCAGAACAAGCAGGTATCTTTAAGAAAGTATCTACACGATACGAACTTCCAGATGGTTCTAAGCAGTTTGGTAAGTCAATCAACACTGACCCAGAAAAATATTTTACGCAAGATGTTCTTAATGAACTTGAAGAATTTGTCAAGAAGAATTTCCTATACGGAAAACCCTCTGAGGAAGAACTTGAAGAAGAAATGTCAGAACTAAGTCTTGTAGAACTAGAGGAAGAAAATAATGAGGAAGTATGAAGACGGTGTAGTTGACGTTAAGGGCATGTATGAGTTTGTACATGCACCTGATGGCGATGAGATGCATATCCAACTTACGAAGAAGGCGGGTATTTGGGAAGGCACCGAATACCGTTATGGTAAAGTTGGTTTCAATCCAGACGAAGGCGATGACAAAAAAGACGAAGATGAACGCTTGACATTGGCATTCGAATATGATATTATAACTGTTCCTAGACCATTGCAGGGTCAAGACATTGAAGATGAAGTCTTCTATGCATTTGAGAATATGTTGGGTGATATTCTAGTAGACATACTAGAGAAAGATTTGGAGAGCAAACAAAAGAATGAGAATCGAAACACAAATACTGAAACATCTGTTTCTGAATGAAGATTATGCAAGAAAAGTCCTCCCGTTTGTCAAAGGCGATTACTTCCATGACGGCATGGAGCGTAAGGTATATCAAGAGTTGGGCGATTATGTTGAGCGTTATAATGCTCTACCTACAAAAGAAAGTATCCTCATATCTCTTGGAGAAAAACCACTCACCGAAGGCGAAATCCAAGGAACCACCAGTGTCGTTAAAGAAGTCCTCAAGGAAAGCGACACGCAAGAAAACCTCACTTGGTTAGTAGAAAAGACCGAAGCGTGGTGTCAAGAGAAGGCAGTCTATAATGCGGTTATGGACTCCATCAAAATCCTTGACGGGAAGACGCAAGAAGAGAAGGGAGCAATCCCTAAGATTTTATCTGATGCTCTTGGTGTTTCATTTGACTCTCATATTGGTCACGATTTTCTTGAGCAATCTGATGAACGATTCGACTTCTATCATCGGGTAGAAGAGAAGATTCCGTTTGACATTGAACTTCTGAACAAAATCACGAAGGGTGGACTTCCAAACAAGACCTTGAATATTGCTCTCGCAGGTACTGGTGTTGGTAAGTCTCTTTTCATGTGTCATTGTGCTGGTGCAAACTTGTCGATTGGCAAGAATGTTTTGTACATCACAATGGAGATGGCAGAAGAGAAAATCGCAGAACGTATTGACGCAAATCTATTGGACATTTCTATTGACCAACTATCGGACTTATCCAAAGACATGTACGATAGAAAAATCCAACGAGTTGCAAAGAAGACTCAAGGCAAGTTGATTGTCAAAGAGTTTCCAACGGCATCTGCACACGCAGGTCACTTCCGTCACTTGTTGAATGAACTGAACTTGAAGAAGAACTTCCGTCCAGATATTATCTACATTGACTATCTAAATATTTGTGCATCATCTCGTATCAAAGCAAACGCAAATGCAAACTCATACACTTTGGTGAAGAGTATTGCAGAAGAGTTGCGTGGACTTGCAGTTGAGTTTGGTGTACCAGTTGTTTCTGCCACACAGACTACTCGTGGTGGTTACGCAAACTCAGACGTTGACTTGACTGACACCTCAGAGTCGTTTGGTCTACCCGCAACTGCTGACTTTATGTTTGCGCTAATTAGCACAGAAGAACTTGAAGCACTTGGTCAGATTATGATTAAGCAGTTGAAGAACCGCTACAATGACCCAAGTATGTACAAGCGATTTGTGGTTGGAGTTGACCGTGGAAAAATGCGGTTGTACGATTGTGAGCAAGAAGCACAAGACGGTCTAACTGATACTGGACATGGTGGATATACTCAAAACGATGATGATACCCCACTGTTCGATAAATCACGGTTCGGTATGGAAGATGCAAGTATTAGGAAAAAAGGAAGGAAGTTTGATGGAATCAATGTATGAAGTGATTGATATGGACAATGGTTCATATGCTATTCTTGAGGTTAAGACAAATCAAGTAATAGCACGAGGTTTAAGTCTACATGAGGCAAATACTTTTGTAGGTAAATTAAATAATGGTAGTGGATTCGAAGGACACACTCCCGCATTTCTGACCGAAGGAGACATTGGTAATGGTTGCTAAAGCAAAGACAGGTGCAATTTCACTTGAAGAAAAGTTTGACGCAACAGATGAGGAGAAGAAAGATAAATTTGAACTTCCCTCAGATGAACTAGCAAACGAAGAAGTTGATTACAAGGTTGACTATCGACTAACAAAATACATCAAAGTTTTTGATGACGCACTACCACCACAATATTGTGATAAGATTGTGAAGATGTTCCGTGAGGATGCAGACCATCATGTGGTTCGTAACTCACTGCAAGAGACAGGCGAGAAGTTTGTATCATTGAACATCGACACAAACAACGATGATGATTGGGGAAAGATTTCTACGACTCAGCGCAAGATTGTCGAAGCAACGATGCCTGTGTATGTTAAGTCAGTACGTCCACATGTGAACTGTTTCCCAGAGAAGAGTACACTAGAGGATTTCTACATCTATCAATTCCGTGATGCAGAAGATGTGAAGGAGACTAACATTGATGTTGCAAAGTCTTCACAAGTAAAACGTTACATGACGTTCCTATGGTTCTTGACAGATGACGAAGATTTCCAGATTGGATTCTTTGATGTTCAGAACACAGTGAGTGCAAAGAAGGGGCGTTTGATTGTATTCCCATCGACATGGACTTATCCATATTCAATCGGAAATTTCTCAGGAAATGAAAATTTTATTATCAAAACCCATATCGCACAGGTCTAATGCTGTATAAATAGTCTTAGACATTATGAGTGTGGGTGAAGATTTATATGGTATCAAACGACTTAAAAATGCTCAGGTGCAAAACAATGAGCGTAAGGAAGCGATAGGAGAATTTATTGCACAAATCAATCCTAGTAACGGAAAAGCGGGTCGCAACGCATGTAGTTGCCAGTAGGGGTTTCTGCCCGCAGTCTATAGATACCAACATCTAGGGGTATCGCTTCTTTGGGGCGATGCCCCTTTCCTTTTTTAGTACCTTAGTATTATACCCAAAATGGGTACTTTCAGACCCAAAATGGGGATTCATAGAAAAAATCTATCGAAAACGCCCCATCCATAGAAAAAATCAATGAACTTTTTTCGAAAACCCAATAAAATCAACGGGTTACGAAACCAGGTTTTTCTTGACATACCCCCCCAGATACGCTATAATTACTCTGTAATTTGATGATAACAGAGGTAGTTCTCGTATGACCTATTTGACCAATGTAGTTGAGACCGAAGGCGGTAAAGCGTTTGAGCGTGATATTGCTTATAAGACCGTACACTGGTGCATTCAGAAGTTGCTCCCCCGTTACCGTACCCTTGACATTACAGTCACCTTCAAAGACCTCAAAGGGGTTTATGGTTACTGTATGGAAGGCGACAATAATCGCACTTTCGAACTTGAGATTGCAAAAGGATTGGGACTATTCGACATGATTAGCACCATCTGTCACGAAATGGTTCACGTTAAGCAGTACGCAAAGCGTGAGATGGACGGTTATGGTGGGCGTTGGAAAAAGCGCAAAA